GAAGTAGCCGCGATCATACTCGAAGTATGAGTCCGACTGCTTCGCGACAGCGAGACGCGGGAACGCCCGGTCGGCGACGAAGGCGTCGGCCGACTGGATGAACGCCACGGAGACGCTGGAGAGGGGCCCGTTGATGTGGACATCGGACCTCGACGGTTGACTGAAAGGCATGGTTCAGATCCTCCTTGGATCAGGCGACCTCGTCAAGCGAGACGAGCAGCTGGACTTCGATGATGTCGCCCGCAGCACCAGCTGCGGTGAGAGCGGATCCGAGACGATAGTCTCCCACTCCCGACGTGTGAGTGATGACGCGGCCGGTGCCGTCACCGGCAGCTTCCAGCTCGGCACCGACGGAGATGGCCGCGGCGGCCTCCACCTTCAGGATGCCGGACCCTTGGGTCGCGACGGGGACAGCCTGGCCGACCGTCGAGACGGACTCGGCGGCGATGCCCAGGGGCTTCTCCGTCGCGTCAGCGACGTGGTCGACCTGGCCGTCGGCGGCCTGGGTCACGACGCGGTAGATGGTGACGGCGCTGCCCGCTTCACGCGAGACGAGCCGGACACGTTGTGCAGAAGACATGGTGTTCTCTCCTTGAGATCAGGCGATGGAGCGGTCGTAAGCGGCCGCGCCTTCGGGGGTGTTCAGAGCCTTGGCCATGGCCTGCTCCGGGGACAGGGACGGGTCGGCGTCGCGGAGACGCTTCGCGATGGCGTCCAGCTCGTTGACCGAGCTGGGAACCGCCGTGGTGCCGTGGCTCTGGAAAGCCTTGGCCATCTGCTCGTTCTGCGCGGAGAGCGCCTCGAGCGCGGGGCCGCGGTCGGCCTCGGGGAGGGCGTCGATGCCCTTGAGGATCGACATGCGCACCTCGACGGTGCCCGGAAGGCCCGAGAGAGCCTCGGCGCGCTTGCGGAGGTCACCCTCTGCGGCACGTGCCTCGGACTCGAGGCGAAGCGCCTTCTCGGCGGCCGCACTCTTCGCGAGCTGGATCAGGCGCGGGTCGTCGCTCTTGCGATACTCGACGCCGTCGATGACTTCGACCACCGCGTTGGCGTCGGCGGCCTTGGCCACCTCACCTTCGCGCTGCTCGGGGGAGAGAGCGAGGAACGCGGTCTGCGCGTCCTCGTCCAGGGACTTGAAGATGCCACGCTGGGCATCGGACAGCTCGGCGACTGCCTCGGCACGCTCGACGCGGGCCTGGGCTTCCTCGAGCTGCTTGGCGACCGCCTGGTCGACGGTCTGGTCGTTCGTATCGGACATGGTTGCCTCGTTGGGAACGGTGCCGACAGAATCGGCGGGAACACCCGAAGAAGTAGAAGCCTCGGCGACGTCGGGCACGTCAGCCGCTGCTTGTTTGGACAGGTCGAGGATCGCAGGCGGTGCGCCGCCCTGCGAGGTCATCAGGACCTGGTGGTCGTGGCCGTTGGCCATGCCGATGACGACGGACCCGCTCGAGGGGTCGATCATCCAGGGGTGGGAGTGGAAGTTGCCCTCGGCGTCCTGCTCGATGCCGGTCTGCCCGCCGCTCGCGCGCATGTCGGGGCCGACCTCGTCGGACAGGAGGTGCTGGTGCCCATCGGTGGGCGTGGTCAGCAGGGCGCGCTTGGTGGCGCTGGCGAAGGGGTTCTTGCCCTTCTTCGGCTTCTTCTCCTCGCCCTCGTCCTCGGCCTCCATGGCCTCCTCTTCGTCCGCGGGCTTCTCGGCCTTGGCCAGGCCCAGCGCCACTGCGGCGCGCTTCATGATGGACATCGTCGCGCCGGGCTGCGCCGGGCGGTCCACCGCGGAGATCTCGTCGAGTCGCATCTCCTTGAAGACGCTCTTGACCTTGTTGCCGTCCTTGTCGATCATGATTCAGTCCTCGAGGGGGACGTTGATGGCGGTGCCGCCGATGCTGAAGCCCGTGTACTCGCCGCTGGCGAATTTCTGAAGGACTTCCGGGGATTCGGGCTTCATCGCGATCAGGAGCCCGGTACGCTTCGTGACGATGTCCAGGGAGTCGGCGATCTCCTGCGTGAGCGGGAAGAGGAAGTCGATGGTGCCCATCTGGTCCCCCTCGTGCATCTCCTTGGCCACGCGCGAGGACTTCGCGAACGCCAGCGAGCCCTTGAGCATGACGCCCTCGGGCACGTGGTCGGCCTGATGGTCGAAGTGCGGCTCGCCGTCCTCCTTGCAGATGATGGCGAAGCCGAAGACGAGCCCGAGGGACTCGTCGACCTTCAGGATCTCGCTGGTCTGGATGGAATTGGTCATCGAGGGGTCCATGCTATGCCTTGTTGTGGGCTATCGCCAGGTTTTTTCTCAAGTTTCTAGGACCGTGATCGAGGCGCCAGGGGAGAGGGCGATCTCGGGGATCCTGGTGCCCACGGCGCAGCGGCACTGGATGTCCTCTTCGGGGATCCCGAAGGCCCCCGGATGGGGTGCCGCGTTGCCCTTGCCGGAGATGAACAGCTCGCCCCAGGGCTGGGTCTGGTTGTGCATGTCCCGATGTGAGCCCCGGACGCGCTCGTCGGCGGCCGTGTTCCATTCCTGGATCAGGTTGTTGGGGTCCAGCTCGCCCGCCTCGATCGCCTGCTGGTACATGGAGTGCTTGCCCTGGTGGATGGACTTCAGGGCCTCCGTGCGGGCGATCACCCTCGAGCGGTGCTGGACGAACCGCTCGCGGTAGCGGTCCGTCATCCGGTCGAGCTGCGTCCTGGTGAGGGGCCTGCCCTCCTCGAAGGCCCGCCGGACGGTGGAGTCGAACCTCTTGTCCCGCAGGGCCCTGTCGAAGACCGCCTGGTCCCCCTCGGTCAGCAGGCGCCGGTAGTTGTTCACGGCCCGCACCTGGCGGTCCGTCAGGCCGATGCTGTCCACGAAGGCCCTGGCCTGCTGCTTGGGGTTGTTCCCCGTGCGCAGGCCCTCGATCAGGGCCTCGCGCGTCGCGCGCCGCTGCGTCTCCGAGAACTGGGCCACCAGCCGGAGCTGGTTCTCCCGAGCCACCCGCATGGCGAAGGGGTTGGTCTGGTCGAAGTCGATCACGATTCCGGCGATGTTCCGATTCAGGAACGCCGCCGTGTCGTTGGCCGCGGCCATGAAGCTGTCCACGTAGAGGTTGCCCAGCTTGGGCGTGCTCTTCAGGGTCAGGCTGAAGGCTTCCTCGAGTCGTCCGGCCTCGATCAGGTTGGCGATCTCCGTCAGGTCGGCCGCCTCCTTGATCTGCTTCACGAGGAGCTGGAACCCCGCGGCGAACCGCGGGGCCTGCTTGCGCAGGAGCTTCTCGAGCCTGCTGGCCGGATCGACGACGTCACCCATCAGGCAGCGCCGAGGTCCACGAAGAAGATGTCGATGTAGCCCGTCAGGTCGTAGGTGCTGTCCGCGCCCACGTTGGCGTACATGTTCAGCCAGAGCGGCGTGCTGGCCTCGGCGACGTAGGTGCCCTCGCCGTTGGTCTGGCAGCCGGTAGACCAGTCCATCTGGAGCGACAGCGTGTCGTCGTTGAAGTCGATCTTCTCGACGATGATGTCTTCGTCGGCCGACATGACGGAGTCGGTGTTCTCCTGGACGCCCACGCCGAGGTCGATGTCGGTCGTGGTCAGGAGGCTGCCCTTCTTGGTCAGCAGGAGGCTGCCCACCGTGCCGAGGATCATTCCCCGGCGGCCGAGGGTCCCCATGTTGTGGCTCGCCGTGTCGGTGGCGTTCAGCCAGTCGCCGTCGGTGACGGCGAAGGTGAACCGCAGGCGCTGGACTGCGGCCGCTGTCTCCGTCGCGGTGACGTTGGCGTCGGTCGTGGTCGGGGTGCCGGTGGCAGACGCGCCACCTCCACCGACAGCCGTGCCGTCGATGCGAAGGAAGTCGGGAGCCATGATCGGCTCGCGGAATTTCTGGACGTTGCTCATGGCGTCAGGCGGCGGGTCCGCCCATGTCGAGGTAGATGATCTCGGCGGATCCGGTCAGGGAGAAGTCGGAATCCGTTCCGACCACGTGTTGAATGTTCAGATGGATGTGCTCGTCGGCGTCGGCGATGATGTTGCGGGGCGGTGCGTTGCCTCCGTCCTCCGCTCCGTTCGAGTCGTAGGCGAAGGACGTCAGCCCACTGGCCAGGCTAGTGCTCGAGGTCATCACGTCCGTGTTGGTCGAGCCCAGGGTCGAGCTGCCCGCGGCCGCCGATCCTAGCGCGACGACGAAGGCGTTGGTCTGCGTCTTCGTTCCGGTCAGTATGAGCCGCGTCCCCATGATGAGGATGTTGCTGTTGGGCCGCTCGACCAGCTCGAAGGTGGCGTAGTCTAGGGCAGCGGGGATCGTGAAGTCCAGGCTGAAGGTCACCGAAAGACGCACGAGCTGCGGGGTGGTGATCTCGAGCGCGTCCATCTGCGCACCAGCCGCCAGCGTGGGCCGGGTAGTGGTGACCACGCTGGCGCCGTCGAGCGTCTGGTAGTCGGGAGCCATCAGGGGCTCCTTGAA